TCGAACAGGTGAAGAAGCTATTGCCTATAGCTGGGAAATCGGCGAAAGGGCGGCAGAAGAGTGTTCAGCTCTCTTCAAGAAGCCTAATAATTTGGAACTTGAAAAGGTTTATTATCCTTATTTTCTCTATAGTAAGAAACGTTACGCCGCTAAATTATGGACAAAGGACAAAGACGAAAAAATGCATATGGACTACATTGATGTAAAGGGACTACAGCTTGTTCGACGGGATAACACACCCCACGTTCGGCGTGTTTGTAAAGAACTGTTAGATGTAGTTTTGAATAGCGACGACAAAGAACCGGCGATTGATTTGGCAAGAGAAAGAGCTCTCGAACTCCTTACCGGTGACGTTACAAACACCGAACTTCTTCTAAGCCAAACACTCGCCGATAGTTATAAAATAAATGGAAAGCCTGTTTCTATCACTAAATATGACGATAAACTGGGTAGATATTTAAGTGAAGATGTGAGCATGGCGCATGTACAAGTTTTTAACAAAATGCGTCAACGTAAACCTGGCTCTGAACCACAATCTGGAGACCGAGTTCAGTATCTTCTCACAAAAACTGAAGATTCCAAAGCAAAGGCGTACGAAAAAAGCGAAGATCCAAAATATGTAGAGGAAAACGATCTCCCGATCGATTATCATTATTACTTTGTAAATAAATTTTTGACTCCTGTGTGCGATCTATTGGAACCACTTTTTGATAACGTCAAACAGGAAATTTTTGGCGAAATCATAGCTCAACACAAACCACCACCAAAGAAAAAAGAAAAGGGGCTTTCATTGAGTACCATGAAGAAGGATCAACTTATCGAAGAATGTAAAAAAATGGGTCTTGATTCATCTGGAAAGGTCACGGAATTGAAAGAGAGGCTTAAAATCGCTATAAAAGAAAATGAAAAGGGTCAATCTGTTGAAGAGTTATTTAAAAACTACGAGAGTAATATTATCAAGTCATGAGTCTTAACGATGATATATCCCGCATGATAGATGAAGAGGTAAATAGGCGTTTTCAAGCGGAGATAAATACATACATAGAAAAGATTTCAAAAATTCACGGAATTTCTATAGAACTTTTAGTTCGTGATTTACCCACACATGTAGGTAAAAATACAAATGATATGATTTGTAAAGGTATTAAACTCGATGGTAAACGATGCACTCGTAAGGGTAAATTTGATGGGTATTGTGCAAACCACTTACACCAAAGTAAAAAAATAGAACCAGTTGAGATTAAAAGAAGTAACACACATACACACAGTCTTTCGGAGGGTTATACAGCCGGATGCCCGGGCTGCGAAATTGGCTCAAAGAGACTTAGAGATTTAAGTACCATGCTATGTAATGAGTAAAACAGATATTCTACTAACATCAATAAATAATTTTTACAATGAAGAAAAGAATAGAACAATATTAAAGAATATACTAGACAAAAAGAGTGGTATCTCTCTTAGAAATATTGAATGGTTTATCACGAATTATTCTAAGAAAAACAATGTGTCTTATACAACGAGTGATGGTAAACAATTTTTAGTTCATTGTGCTTACAAATCATCTTTAGATGGGTACAGTAAAAAATTATTTGATCCATTTTGCAGATCAGATAAATTTGAGTATACCATTCCAGGTTCAAATGAACAAATTCAAACAACCTTGGCACAATTAAATTTCATTAAGTGGTGTATAAAAAATGACATCCTTGACTATATCAGTGATAACAAAACGAGATTGTTCAATAAGCAAGTTGCATAAATCCATTTTCAAACGTAAATGTTTGATACCCTGTACAGTACATATGTAATGTATAACTTTCAGTCAAAATTGGCTCCAATTGGATATCAATGTTCGTCTTTTCTGACTGTATGTTACTAAAATCTAAACTACCCGAGGGTTCTATGTTCATGGGATTCATCGAAAAGGAATATGTATAAATATTTCTTATAGGTCTCGACAATCTTTTTTGAAATGGAACCAGATATTTGTAAAATGAATGATTTGTAGATGTTAAATTTGGCAACCTATTTCCATTTATATGAAACTTTGCATCATACATGACTGGCGAGAAGAATGTATATGTTTGATCAAAGTTTACGTTTGATGAAAAATTAAAACGATTGTGAATGTAAAACTTACCTTCTTCCGTCTCACTTGGTTCTTTAATTACGTCCTCATTTTCAAACAACGAATTTCTAAAAAACCAATGAATACATTTTACTGGTATGTTTGCGACTATATTGTTTTTTATCGCATGCTTTCCAACTTCTGTCACGGTACTGGGATGTCTTTTTACTACATCTGTAATTAACATTTGCTTCTCTTTCATAAAATACATGCGTTCATTTGCGGGAATGGTTATCTCTTCAGTTACTATTTCAAAGTTTGTGAGAGATATAGAATTGGGAGAGTCTGTAAAAAAGCTTTGTTTATGGAAATTGAACTCAAACTCGAGTTTTTGTTTGTAAATCGCACATAAAGGAAAGTAAGGTCTATTGGGTTTATTCGAAGAGTAATCGTCACTAGCATACTTTCTAGAAAAAAAGAAATGCAAAGGTATTACCAATTCAGACTCATATTCTGCAAAGGCTGCACCGCCATCTGAACTATCATACGGAAGACCTCTATTTAAAAGATATCTATTTGCTATCTTTTCTGTAATTTCTGAATACAGTTCGTCATATATTATAGACCAATCGTCGTAGTATGTTTCCACTTCAAGTTCGTCAACGCGCATGACAACACTTTCTATCAAATGACGTCCAAGTTGGTCGGCATAGTTTTGGGGGGCTGTTAATGCGGGTATCTTTATGCGAACGTACATGTTACTCAAAAGATCACCCATATTTTGAGGATTAAATGTCACCTTTATCTTTTCTCCAAAAGGCCATGTACTTTTAATGTTTGGATTCGAGACATTTGTCACCCTGTGGTATTTTCTAAAATCTGCATGGCGACGTTCGGTGTAATCAAATAAAGAATCATTTAAATTTTCACTTATTAAATATCTATCTTGTTTACCAAGTGCATTCAAAGCAACGATGGCAGCGGTGCGTGCCCCGGAAGGCTCACCCATATCTACTATTGCTTACATATTTTTAATATCCGTTTTCCACATATCAATATGACTAGTGTTTTTCATAATTTCGAGTTCATCCCTGGCTTGGTTTGATTCTTTGAGGAGTTCCTTGACACATTCTTCGGTATATTGCACGGTCTTGATATTGAGAAGATAATCGAAACTGTTGTTGATTCGTGGGAAAATACCAGCCAATTGTCGCTCAAGATCATCCTTCTTTCTTTTGAAAACTACGATGTCCCCGTTGATGACCATGGTGACAAACTTAGATTTATAGCCGCACATGGTTGCTTTGGTTTCGAGAACTTTGAGTAAGTGTTCCTTTCTTTTGATGTAGTGATCGGATCGAAGCTTTACAAAGTCTTTGAGAATTTCTTCGGGACTCGTGTATTTATGAATACCCTTCTCTGGGTGGAACAAGTGCATGTTGGATGTATGGAACGACTTTCTTAACTTGAGGTCTTTCACGAGATCCTTTCCGTTGTATCCAAATATTTCGAAATCAACATCTTCGGTTGTGGAATTGTTTGTGAACCCCCCAATCAACTTCTTTTCAACAAGTCCATCCAAGTATTCCTTGTAATCTTGTGTCCATCGTCCTGGTGGTAATTCGGTGATTACAATATTTGTACCTGACCACTTCCAAACACCTTCCATCATCCATGTGTCCTCCTCCTTGTGAACCATCCCCTTGAAACCTCTAAACCATGGTCGCATAGGTACGATAGCCTTGCCATCAAGAACTCTCTGGATATTATCCTTGATATCCTTGGGGTTGAAGGGTGGTACATAGCAACTAAATCCAGTTCCAATACCCTCCGTACCATTCACGAGCACAAGGGGGAGCGTTGGCATATAGAAGTCTGGTTCAATCCGACGACCATCATCTTCCAAGTAATTGAGAATTGGGTCATCACGGGGATCAAAGATCTTGCGGGTCTCCTTGGATAACTTGGTGAAGATGTAACGCGTTTGTGACGCATCCTTACCACCCATAAGACGAGTACCAAACTGACCACACGGCTGAAGTAAGTTGATGTTGTTTGAGCCCATATAGTCATTCGCCAACTTCACAATAGTATCTGCGAGGGAGACCTCACCGTGATGGTAGGAGGACTTATCCGCAACATATGCCGCCAATTGCGCCACCTTCATTTCATCTTTGAGATTCTTATGAAAGCACGCAAACATCACTTTGCGTTGTGAGGGTTTGAGACCATCTGCCATATGGGCAATAGAGCGTTTGAGATCCGCCAGACTGAAGTTAACCAAGTCCTTATGGATGAAATTGGTGATGTCCAACTTCTTGATTGACCCGTAGGAAACCTCGAGGTCCTTTGCCTCCTTCGCGGTACTCTCGAGGAGCCAAGTCTTTCGGTCATCCGCCTTCTTCTTGTCAAATGCGAGAACGATAGATTTATCTGTCATAATATCCATATCAAACTTGACGGTGAGATCTTGGATCTTCTTGAAATACTCTCGAGCCTCGGCAGACGTTGACGTACCCAAACCCTTGTAGTACTTAATTCTCCACCCCGCTTGTCCATTGCCGTACCAGGTACGGAACGCGGAGTCTGTGTAGAACGACTTCACAGTGGCACCCTTCGTAGCCTTGATGATTGGTGTCACCATAGAGACAACAAAGCCCAACTTGAGTAAACTTGGCCAGAAATAGTGAATCATATTGAGAATGAGACCCTTGATGTGTGAACCGTCATTATCGGCGTCTGTCATAATCATCAGACGTCCATAGCGAAGTTCAGATACACTGGTGTATTCCTTACCCTGTTGGAGACCCAAGATTTTCTTGAGATCATTAAACTCTTGATTGGATGTGAGTTGCGCTACAGAGGCATCCCGAACATTTTTACACTTCCCACGAAGGGGGAAGACACCATAGTGATCGCGACCAACCACAGAAAGACCCGCGACTGCGAGAGTCTTCGCAGAATCCCCCTCCGTCACAATGAGAGTACAATTCCCAGATTGTGCTGTCCCAGCCTTGTTCGCGTCGTCCAACTTGGGAATACCCGTAATCTTGGACTTACGGGTTCCATCAGACTTTGAGAGTTCCTTCATCTCCTTGAACTTGGAGAGTGCCAAGAGTTCATCTTGAATACCAGTCTTGAGGGCATTCTTAATGAATGTCTTCGGTGGTTCAAACTTACTTCCAAAGTCCTGAGCCTTTGAGGTACACTCAGACTTGACTTGACTCGAGAAGGTCGGGTTCTCGAGGGTTGCCTTTACAAAGATATTGAATGTATTCTTGACCTGTTGCGGCTTCAACTTAATCTTCTTTGCCATCTCCTCGATGACACCCGCAGCAACATAGGATGCCACGTGATCCACGTGAGTTCCACCCTTTGTTGTAGAGATACCGTTCACAAATGATACTTGTTCGAGGCCATTCTCGGAGGGACCAATACACACTGACCAACGATCGGTTGTAACTGAACACACATTGGTGACACCTTCGTGCATCTTGGCATAGGCCTCAAAGGGTGTCTTGGATAGGGCTTCACCTTGAAACTTCACTTTACAGTTGGGTGTCGTACAGATGTTTGCGTCCCAAACTCTCTTCTCAAATATCTTGTAGATTGAGGCATCCATCTTTGCCATGCCAAATCTCTTCCAATCTGGAATGAAAGTGATGGACACCGAAGACGTCGCCCCAGAATGTTTTGTAATTTTTGGTTCGTGACACTTGGTCATGTTATCAGTCCATTTCTGTGTATAGGTCTTCTTGGCTTCGTGATCCTTAATCACGATTGAAAACTCGGAAGAGTAGATATTGGTGAGTTTGGCACCATATCCGTTGCGACCACCCACGATTCGCTTCTTGTTATCGTCATAATTGGTACTTGTCAGTAGGTGTCCAAAAGTGAGTTCGGGATTCCACACCCCCTCCTTCTCATGCATCTTGACACCAATACCACCAAGAGGGCCATTATTCTCAATAGTCACAGACCCCACGTCTTTGTCTACCTCAACCGAGATGTTTGTAACATGCTTGGGGTGTGTTGAGTTTCTATCAATGGCATTGACGAGTATTTCGTCAAATATTTTGAGAAGAGCGGGTGAGTATGATAGATCCTTTTTCTTGAATTTGTTGTCAGTCTTGTAAAGAATCCAATACGATTCTGTCCCAAGTTCCACTGGACCCACATAGGAGTCGGGTCTCTTAAGGACATGTTCAATGTGGGTAAGTTTTTGAACGCTCTCACCCATCTTTCTTTAACTTTTAGGGAGTCATTTCTTTACTTAGGTTTATTCTCTTCTAGAATTTTGTAAAAATCTTTTATCCAATTTTTTAGTTCATTCCTTGTAATCGAGTGTGTTTTTGGACTAATAAGTTTAATAGCCCCTATCTGCCGAAGTGAATCTATACGTGGATTATATTTTATAGGGCCGTTCATATAACAACATTTACATACAGATGTATTATTAATTATATATGTATTGTTAAGTTCAAATGATAAATTGGAATTTTGTAAATATTTATCAAATAACCGAAGTTCCCAGTCAATAGCTTCTCTGTAATAAGGGTCGAGTGGTGCTAAACAAATGTAACACGTAGATTTCCAATTTATCTTCATGCTTATAATTTTATAGATTTTTTTTCACAACTATAATTAGAGAATGGCTTATCTTTATTTGATAGGTGCTGTTGTTATTATGTTTTTGATAATGCAAAATAGATCTAAATCTTTCAATACCAGTGTAAATAGACTTATTAAACAAAGTGCACAATACGCCATAACAGCACAACAAGACGGGTCGCCTGTATTGGCAACCGTGCATTCAAATTATGCCGTTGCGTACTTGTATGCTCTTATGGATATAGCTACTGATGCACAAATACACCGTTTAACGGGTATAGATGTTAGTAAGTTTAGACAACATATAATGAATGTCCAGGACATGGTAACGAGAAGAACACTTGAAAAGGTACCAGACTTCGCCGGCGATGTTGATATGTATCTAGCCCAAGTAGGTGGTGGCGCTGCAAAATAAAAAATACATATAATTAAATAATGAAACTCAACGTTCACTTCGAGGCCATAATGCGTATTTTGGGTCTTTTTATAACTACATTTTTTACAACAAAGTGGACACAAGGAACTAATCCACCAATGTACGATGTTCCATTGTCAATTGTTGCGGTGATTCTTGCCATATTTTTGAATTATGTGTAACTTCATTACCTAAGTTAGAAATTGTTTTGTAAAATTACAAATAAAATGCAAGTAGTTCGTGACGCAACGTGGAATGTGTTTTTAAACGATGCGGTTAAAATGTATCGTTTAAGAACACCAAATGATAAATGCTACAAGTTAGCGGATGCAACTTGGAAAATTAAACAGAGGTACAGAGATATAAAACAAAAGAAAGAACAAACTAAGATTGTTGTGTTGGAAAAAGCACCAGAAATGTCAAGAGAACAGATTTCAAAAAACAAAACATGCAAGGCGATTACAATGTCTGGAAATATGTGTTCATTCAAGGCTGTTTGTGGTAATTTTTGTAGAAAACACAATAAAAAGGAAGAATCAGTTCCGGGCATGGATGACATTATAAACCAACTTGGCGAAATTAAAATAGCTGACTAATATAAATGTTTCTTGATCAGGAAAGTCTTAGACCTGTTATAATAGCAATGGCGATTTATTTAACTATCAGCACTCTTATTCCTAAAATTGCTAAAAAGCCGACAGGTATCAAAGTCGTGGATGACCTTGTGATGATGATTATCGCCCAACAAGAATCTATCATGTCTGGTACTATCTTAATCGGTCTTATCATTCTCGCTACCAATTACATTAACGATGAACTCTTGTAAGATGTTTTCACTTCCAACTAACTTTTTAGTATATTCATGATTCATGTACCTCACTTGATTGTTATATGCATCGGCCATGTAGTTCATGAGTTGTTCGAGACTGGGTTTACCCCAAACCATACCCTTTTTAAATAAAAAATCATCATTTTTGAGAGTCTGTCTATCACATTTTATCAAATATGGGGTTTTTATGTATTCCGGAGGCCCGCCATAATCTGTAATAATCACAGGCTTGTCTCGAATACAAGCTTCAATTGCACCCATACCAACACCTTCCGATGACGAAAAACTCACATAACAATCCGACATTCTGTGAATATCATCCATTTCATCATCTGTTATAAGACCATTAATGACTCTCACATTTGGTAGGTTGATTTTTACCTCTTGTTGACATGTTGCTTTGACAATTAACTTTGCATTTGGTAATTGCAACCTTATAAAAGCCTCTAATATACTATTAAAATTTTTTCTTTGATCCAATATATTTCCTATATGATAAAATACATATGGTCTTGGTTCTTGTGGAATATGAGCATGTACAATCTTAAACTCTTTGTTTGGAAATTGCTTTGAAAAGACCCGTTTACAAAATTCACTTGGAACCAAGATAGCATCAAAAAAATCAAATAATTTACCATAGTCTTCGTGAACTGTCTCTGTTTCACATACAGTCATACAGGATACTTTCTTAGCTTTAGACTTTAAGAATGGAATATAATCAAATGCCGACTGTATGGGTATGGTAAAAAGGAAAGCATGTTCACATTCGGGTATGTTTTTATCTCCTATGACATAATACTTTGATTCAGGGAACAAACGTTTATATTTTGCATTGTGTTGCCCAATGCCACTTAGTAAAGTTGGACCTACGAATATCATCTCCATTTAAAGATTATCTTAGCTTTATATATATTAGGATGGACAGACTCAAGAAAGAAATCAAAGACGAACTCTCCAGACCACGAATGGATAAGACCCGACTTTACGATCTCCTTTTGAAAATCGTCGATGAAGTTGGTGAAGATAGTGGGAATACCCAACCGGGACCCAAAGGTGATCGCGGTGAAAAGGGAGACCGTGGTGAAAAGGGAGACCGGGGCGAAAAGGGTGAAAAGGGTGAAGCTGGAACCTGTAAGTGTGCGTGTGTTACTAAGACTGACACACCAGTCAAAAAGACTCGACCTACTAAGAAGGCTTCTTCTACCCCGACCCCGGAAGCTGCTCCGGAACAATAAATATCTATATAAAACCTAAGTTAAATGTAATTTATTAAATGTACAGTGTATGTTTAATAAATGAGACATATCATCTTTGATAAAAACTTCAAACCAATCGCAAATATTGGTAAGTATAATATCCACGGTAAAAAGAAAAAAGATGTCTGCTTTGAATTAAAATTGATGTGGACCCCCGGGAACAGGGCTGTTTACCCACCAAATAAATCCACCGACTATAAGCATGAGAATAAAAACGAGAGTTCCAAATGAATACTTTTTAGGTTTTTTCAAATTTTCTTTGTCTGGAAGTTTTTGTACATTTTCGTTTAACTTATCTACTTTAGAGCACAGCTTGTCTAAAATTTGTAATAACTGCACGTTTTTATCTTTTGGCTTTTCTTTTACGTCTATAGTTGTCACCTCTAATATCATATGCCAAGTTGCATCTGGTTGTAATAGTCTGTAGTCATTGTCGCTTTGATATTCGTATAATTCAAAAGATAACTGTTTTATTGATATCGGATTGAAAAGAGATGTAGGTCTAGCAAAAGATTTCCATTGTTTGTCTCTGACGATATTATCAGACGTTCCAGCAAAATGTCTTTCCAGTGGCACTCTTGCGAAAATTTGACCATGGCGTTCATCAAGTATTTGTGCAACTTTTGGGATTTCTGGGCATATTATATCTACAAATTTAGCTATATCCGAGTTTGTAGTTGTAGAATGGTCACCCACCTGGGTTATATAGAAATCCACCATTTTTAAGCCTATGACTTTGTTAATATTTTCAATATGTGTGTTAGATTTCAGAGTCAAATCTACAGTGAACGTATTATTTGTTCCTGTGACAAAGTTTGAATCTATCAGAACATATTGTGTTCTCTTTGCTAAATCATCAAGAGACATTCTGAAATATATGAATAAAAAAAAAATCGAGACTATTATTAGATGTCTGGTGCTACCGGAGGACTTGTCATAATTTTTGCTAGTCTTGTTTTAATTTTTGTACTTTCGTTGATATATTCATATTTCAAACGAGACACTGATAATAACATAGACATAAATGTCGATATCAGAGATCAGGGTGAGTTACGTTTAACCGGTGATGGTTCTACAATTTTAGACGGCAATCTTTTGGAGGAAGTCAAGAAGACTACACCCGATTTCACCTTTTTTAGAATGTCTATTGAACGTCGTGAACTTGATACAGATGGTATACTGTATTTAAGTGATTTTTATGGGGGTTTTTACATAGCCTTTGAAATTACTATGGACAGACCCATAGATAAACTAAAAATAAAACATATTTTACCAAACGACACAACTCAAACATATGAGTATCTTAATCCTATATTAACAAGTGTTTATACTTTGAACCCTGATACGTCCGTGTCTATAATGGGAAGGAATAGATTTGAATTTTATAACGAAGAAAATATATTGATATCTAATAAGATATACTTTATTGATCAAGTTGTCATTGAACGGGGTGGTGTTGATATTAGTTCACAAAACATTGTCGAGGAGATTCCTATTATTGTACCCGGTTCTCTTGATATAAATATCACACTCCCCAAAGCACCTACATTTACTATCTCTAACATGTCTAGTATTTCTACTATACTTGGTGGAGGTCAGGTAAATATACTAGAAGGTAGTGTACCCGGTACAATCATTTTTAAATTGGCTGACGGGAGTGAAAAATACATGACAATAAATAATGATGCAACACGAGCTAGTTTTGAAAATGTAGAAATAAATGAAGCAACAAGTTTTTATGTAAATAATACGTATAACCGTTCATATAAAAGAATAGGTTTAAGATCAGATGGATATGGTAAATTTTTGTTAGATGATATGAGTTTAGAACTTTACAAAGAAATGACAGATGAACAACAACAAGGCAATTCTTGTTGGAACATTTCAGAATAAAAATGTACCATTATAGCAGAGATGTCTGCTTCTGTTTGGTCTAATATAATACACCGAATACACATCAAATGGGCCAAGAATGATTTGGTTGACATGGATAGCAGGCTTATATTTTTGTTAGTAAAACCAGACGAAACAATTTATAAATATAAGGTTGTTAATTTAAATGACGGGATTACATTTATGGATATAAATTCTTACAAGTTTAGTTACGGTAAACTTTACGTATACTTAAACAGCGCTTCTGATATAAACTTGTTATTAAAAAAAACTATAAATACCAGGGACCAGGTAGGTAGATTTTTATCAGGTAATTCTATTCCAAATCATAGCGCAGAACCAGTAAACTGTGAAAGTGAATGGCAAAATGAAGGTACGTGCACAGTTTCGTGTGGCTGGGGTAAACAAGATCAAACGTACAGACACACTAAATTAAGTGCTAATGGTGGGCGCCAATGTCCGATCCCGGATTACGGTGATTCGAGACAAGTTGATTGTAAGATTATAGATTGTTAAATAAAATGTAAACTAATTGTAATGGACAAGATATATTTTAAATTTTCTTGGACTAATGGAAGTGTCACAGAAGACTACATAGAAAACTGGGTGATACAGGTCGTTGATAAAGACGACATAATTTACCATGAATTTTATGAATATGACATAAGAAACAATGAAATATTAACTGTTGAATTTTCCATACCGGTAGTGAAAGCTGAACTTTATGCAAGGTTTTACATAAACGATCCGGTTCCGGACAATCTGATGGCCGAAAGAAAATTGGATATGAATTTTGGTGTTGATAGAAAATTCATAAGACGCAGAGATGAAATTTCAACGTTTTCGTATGAACCAAAGAACTGCAAAACACAATTGGAATATACACAATGCACACCGGTATGTGGTCTTAACAGAAGCAGATACATGTTAGATGTTTTGAAGCAAGCACCAGATAATGGGGGTATACCATGTCTTTATGATCCTGATATATACCCACGAACTATTGAAGGTAGTACACAAGCGTGTGAATCAACAATCTGCCCAGATTGTGAAGCTGGATTTGTTCGTACGTGTTCGGAAGTATGCAATGATAAAGGTGAATCCGTTGAAACTAGTGTGTACAAAATACAAAAATACCCCGGTGAAGGTGGACAGGCATGCCTCTATTATAATAATTATATTAAATACGGGGTTTGTGGTGAAAAGGTATGCGATTCAAAATATGAGCTTTTCAGTGAAACAAACTACACGGGTAGCAGTGTCACATTAGGAAAGTTTGACACTGTTCATAACTTACCATTTTACCCAAGATCTGCAAAGTTTTCTGGAACTTATGATGAAAATGTTTATATGAAGTTTAAAGGTGTTGGTGAATTTGCAGACGTACATCAAGATATAGCTTTTTCAGGTGACCTTGCCGCTCTTTGGTTTCCCAAATCAGAGGGTCTACCGACTATAGAATTAAAAAAAGGAAGTGTACAAGAATACAATGATGATGAATTGTGGTTTGCGCGGACTATGAGATACAACAATAGAGTTACTTATGGTAGTACTTACTATGCAAAGTTAAAAAGAACGTGGTCAGCGTGGACATGGGATGCTTCATATGGAGGGACCGTGTTTAAGTCATACGTTGAAGAAGGGTATGATATAGCGACATCAAGTGGTGGTTATAACTTTAGAGATTTAGAAGAAATTAAGCCAGCTGCTGGTATAGAAATTGTGGGTAAATATGGCCGTGTTTTTGCACTGAAATCTAACGGAAGAGGTGTAAGACCGGGTATTTATAATAGAAATATAAAAGATTATAAATATTTATTTTTGTTTCCGAGTTAAAGACTCAAAACAATTTAATATTAGAATAATGAAAACGCATACAAGTTTACTTTTACAAAGACTGCAACTTGGTAAAAGTAAATATGGACACGGTGTACGTGTCAACTCCGACACAACAACCTGGGGTACATCCAAAGATTCGTGGTTGGAAATGGCAAATGAAGAATTTTTAGATGGTATTATTTATATCACGTGTGATTATTTGCGCAAGGGTCGTGATAAAATTCAAGGGGCGTCCAAACTGGAAGTTGAATTTAACGATGCTTCGCAAGAATATGACAATGAATTGATTATGTATGTCATAGATAATCACCAAAGGATGGAAAGTGAAGGGCATAAAAAAGCGTTAATTACCCTACTTGACCTAGTAAGTATGTGTTTATAACTTTCGTAGGTTCCGCAATTTGTTTAAGATGTAAACCATGGTATGAAAAGTTTAAGTATGGAAATGTTTCTTTTATTTTATTAGATAAGAAAATGGCTTGTTTAGTTAACACAACACAATTTGCTACTGCTTGTTTTTCAAGTTCTAAGAACTCTTCTTCTAGATAGATAAATTTACGCTTATCTTCCATAGATTCTATTTTATCATAATTTTTTTGTGACATCCCACCACTTAGATAAAAGTTAGAGGATCCACCAATTTCACTCACATTTGTTTTTGTATCAAACATAAAAACAAATGCAAGTACTAATAATAAAACATATATCATTATTTACTCTTAGGCAACAAATTAAATAAATCATTAATTTTGTGAATTATGTTGAATAGTTCATCTCTCGTGGAAACCAAGTCGAGCTTTACGATTTCCAATTCAATCTGATAACATGTATCATTTTCAGAATCCATATCTTCTGTATCACCCGATGAAATCGTCATATCTATGCTGAGATTCTTACGCAAAAATGAGACACGGTTTTTCGTTCTTTTTCTATCCATAATGAAGTCACCTTCGATCGGTGTTTCTTTTGAAATACTGAAACGAAGATCTAATGGGGCATTTTTATATCGCTTGAAATCTTCTTTTACGATATTTACTTTTTGAACTTGAACTTGGTCTTCGGTTTCTTGGTCTACGGTTAGACGTACATTATTTTCGTTGTTGTAAAAAACGTCGTACGTTTTCTCTGTGACAGATTCCCATCTATTGTATTTCCTCAACCCCGACATAACCTGATTGAAAGTTTCCTCGGAGACATTCGTGTCAAACATATTCCCATTGAATTTACCGAGACGCATCTCAACTTCTACATTTTCCTTATTTTTATGTTCTTGGAACAAGGGCAAAACTTTTTTGGTAACGTTTGCGATGTTCATCTTTTCTTACATTTTTATTATGCGTCATTTACTTAAGCCTTTTTTATTCATAAACTTTAATGAAGGGGTTTAAAAACTTCAGTAATACATGTTATTTCAATAGCTCACTACAATGTCTTTTGCAAATTCCAGTTCTTTCGAATCATTTTATAGATAATGAATACAAGGGTGGGTGTCAATTTACAGAATTTTATTCGAAACTTGTTAATTTTTATTGGACAAAAGATGAAAGTATAAAAACACTTGACATTACATCACTTTTCAAATTATTCCAGCAAAAGTTTCCCAGGTTCCATGACAACGAACAACACGATATGCAAGACTGTGTTATGTGTATCATAGATATACTTGAAATTGCACAACCTATAATAAAAGAGTGGTTTTATGGAAATAAAATACAAGAAACTATATGGCCAGGTGGTCGTTCTTCGAATGAAGAAATATTTAGTATGCATATACTAAATTCACATTGCGCAGATATGAATCAAATGTTAAATGATAGTCTTAAATGGAATACAATAGAGAACTTTCAAGATGATAAAGGTATTGTTCATCATGTGGCAACAACACGTATGGTATTTTCAAAGTTTCCTAAAATACTAATGATTTCATTTGATAAAAAGAGTAGAGTAAATGCGATTGAAAAAATAAAGATAGTAGATCTAGAATACGATTTAATCGCCACAGGTATACACGTGGGTAATCAAAATAAAGGGCATTATGTAAGTTTTACAAAACATAAAGGTCTATGGTATTACAAAAACGACGAGTTTGTTGCGCAGCAAGATCTACCTAAATTTTCAGAACATTACTTGCTCATATACAATCTAAAAAATCTTTGAGTTGAATATCTTCTTGAATATTCACTATAGTTCTATAGAAGGTTCGTCGATTGTTTGGGTATGTTTTATCATATCTTCTTTTTAGAGGTTTCCACCACATAGGACTTTCCCATGTAATATACATACATTCAACGATGGCACCATCTTCGAACCAATTGTAGTTGTCTAGTCTGTTGTGCGGTATAGCAGACTCGAAAATAAGCTTCCCCTTTTCTTGTACATACAACTTCCACTCTTTAGATCTCTCGTCCCATTTCATTTGGAAATCGACTGTGTTCTTTTCCCGTGGTTTCCATTTGAATAATGTTTCGTGTGTACCAATTCTCACTGGTTCATTCACCGGTGTGAAAACTACACCATCTACTTTTTGTTCTATTGATGGTAAATGTTTATCCATGAACTCTTCAAAATCATTGATCGCATGAAATTTTTTACATTTAAGTTTATATTTGTCACTTTTCATAGCAATTACTCCCCGTGTAAACTTTTGAAACCTGTCAAATCTTTCTAAAAAGTTAAACTGCCCAACATACTCACCATTTATACAAACGGCGTCATAAACTAAAAGTGTATCATCGTACAGTTCTCCGTCTAAAATGGTTCCTTCGTATGCAGCCCTTTTCAAGTTTAGTTTAATTTCAAACATGTTAAATGAACGATTGACGAGTAAACATTTATTAGTATTTTCAAATTTCAGTGCGACCAGCATATGCCTTTCACCGTCGGTCTTTTCACAAACAACATAATCATTATTTTTGATAATCGGAAAGTGTCGATATTCTATAGATATAGGTTGTGGACCCGGAAAGTAATCCTTCGAATTCCACACATGATGGATGAAACCAACGACGTGTTTGTAAAGTGGATTGTCTGACGTTACAAACATTTCGGATATATAAGAAATTAAACCAAAACTTTAACTAGCTTTAACACCAGCTGCGGACAAAATGTTGCTTATGCACTCATGTGTGTATGACATCGTTAACTTAGATGATGTATATGCATAAATTTTAACACCTTGTTCTTTCATTTTTTCAAACATTTTATGATGCAGTTTGAGATTACCTGTTTTTTTATCTTTTGCTTGTTTAATGAGATTCTTAGTAAACATAACCCAAGCTCTGGCCCCTGTAGAAGACACATTATAAATGTTTTCTCCTATCTTTTTAGAAACTTCTGTGTCAAAGTGGAGACCCATTTGACTCGTGGGTTCTGAACATTCGGTGTCTCTCACCTTTTGTTTAAACATTTCCCAGTCGACGCCTTCTTTTACACCTGGAAATACAAGACAACCCAAACCTTCATGTGGCAATGTTGCCTGTTTCAAAGAATCCTCATCAACACCCACACCAAAATCGACAAAAAGAATACGGTCGTAGTTTCCAGATTTCAAACAGTTCTGAACAGTCTCGACTTTTTCATAGGGGTCGTCGTTTACAAATACAATTTGATTTTGGTTGCCGGTTTGTATACATAATATATTAAACTTCAATATAGTGTGAAGCGTTTTAACGTGGCACGACTTAGATCTTGTAACTAATATAGTTGCAAACTTCATATTAAAAATAACAACCTAATTTTTAAGCCTCTCACTCATACAACCACCAAATGGTAAATTTCCGACATGTCCAAGAGTTGTATTAATATCCGCAAAAATTTTACCGTCGCATTGTTGCCAACGTCGGCAGAATGCATAGTCTTCGCTGAGATATCTCTTTGACTCGGGATCAATCATACAATCAAAGCATGCATGGTAATCATCGAAATCTCTATTTTGGTGGTCATTTTTGCACCAGAGTTCTGGAAACTTGTTTTCCAACTTCTTGAAAACATCTCTTTTTATAAGCATAAATCCCGTGGGACCATCGAGAATTTCTATGAAACCATTTTCTACCTGTCTACGCTGTGCCCCAAAGTTCAAAACCAGGCTTGAAGAAAGCATTGCCATGTTACGATCATCTCCATTTTTGATGGCATTCGCCGCTTGATCCCACATGACACATTTCTTTGGGTAGCATGCGACAGAAACTTCATGCCCAGATTTTATAAGCCGAATAACACTTTCCGGATTAAAATCTATATCTGCATCAATAAACATAAAATAATCTGCATCTGTTTTTTGCATAAATCTACCGACGGCAACATTTCGAGCGCGGTGGACGAGTGATTCATTTTCAGTCGTATCAATATATAACTGAATATTTTCTTCAATGAAACGCATCTGTAATTTAATTATCGAAATCATATACTTTTCTAAACACAAGCCCCCATAACAAGGTGTACTGAGAAATACCTTCAATACCATTTTTTATTTAACATCTTTATCCTCTAAGTATTTTTTAATTATGTTTAGTATTTTGTTTATAGTTGGTGCGGATACGGAACATTTTTCACAAACTTCCGTTTTTGAAACCTTGCCATCTAACACTAGTAAAATAATCGCAGATGCTATGCTATTTGGTGTCTTGCTCATGAGTTCCACACAATCTTCTACAGCTGCACACATTTTGTTACACTTGAATCTTTCATCTCTAGATACATCAAAAGAATTCAAAAGTCGTTGCATCACATCAAATGGTTTCGTCACGAATGATTTTTCAGTCTTTCCCGTCATCGTTTCTTGAAAAATTTGTGTAGTTCTGCTTATGTCACGACTTTTGATACCAAACATATCTGCGATCTCTTTTGTTGTTCTTGGAAATTGAGCCAATTTACACGCATATAAAATACAATTTGCTTTAATACCCAATCTAATAGCACCCCGTGTAAGTTTTTCATCATTGAATTTCCTGTACATCATTTTAGCTTCTTTTAGGACATTCTCTGGTAGAGTGTGACAAGCCTCATCTATGTCTCTGTATGCATGAAACAAAGATCTATCTTTGTGATTCATTGACATATGGAAGTTGATTCTCGCCATTCTTTTGTTTTCGTATGTAGAATTGTATTTAGTGGAGATTACTGTACTTTTACCCCAACTTTGTGAAAATAATTCTGGGTTTGCGTTGGGATTTCCGCATCTAGAAGGATCGTTTACCTTACCATCATCGGTAATACCACTCGTCCATTCTGGTTTTTCGTCCACGAAACTGTCTTCTACGAGACCACATTCCGAGCAAACGGGTAAACCTTCGGGTGATATGACTTTGGTAGATTCACATTCTCTACAAAAATATGTATTTACTGGCTCTTTTGTTTGTTCTCTTTCTTTGAGTAAAATATCTAAATCCGACCAAATAGCTGCCAGCATATTGATACGATGTGCATTTTTTATTTTTTCTGTCATCGAACGCAAACTTAGGAATTAAAAACTCATTTCATCAGCCATGCGTTTTGCGTGCATTTCAATCATATCAACAGTATCTTTAAAACTTCTGGCACCTGGGGTTGATGGCTTCCATTTTTCCCACTCTTTATCAACCATTTCGTGTCCAATAGGAAGTCCCATGGTTTCTATTTCAACGTCCGGAACTATGAAATCGTCCATTTCGGAGTCAGTTTCGGAATCGGAACAGTCTTCATATATCTCACTGTCATCGTCTTCGATGTCTATATCGCAGTAATAGACAAACATGTTTTGACCAATTTGCTTCATATCGAGATCCTGAAACGTAGTACCACATGGATGATGTTCTGTAAGACTTTCGTAAGGAACTGGATTCATATACCCACTACCAATTTCAAAAACACAGGCAGACTTGTAAATTTTTTCGGTTTGAGAAAGGTAATGAACCCCGAGTACATTTCCCGTATTCATCGCCACAACACCGTACATTTCTTCTTCAACATCATCTTCGTTTACTAACGCTTTTATTATATCATTCTCAATTATTTCGGATGGTACAATCATGCTTAGAGTTTTCGAACAAAAAATATTTAGCTATAATATCACAGCACACATGAAATATCGAATTTATTCGAAGGAAGGATGTCAATATTGCGACCACGCAGTTGAGTTATGTAAGTCAGATGGCCTGGATTACGAAAAAATAATGATAGAAAAGGAAGAATTAAAAGAATTATGTGGTGACAGGCTTGATTCCTACCCTCAAATATTCGCTGGTGATAAACGGATAGGCAATTTTTTTGAGTTTCAAGATTATTTGGAAGACTACGAACCACTATTGGAACCATCTCTGAACAGGTTTACAGTCTTTCCTTTGAAACACCCCCATCTCTGGGATCTTTACAAAAAGGCACAAATGAGTAACTGGACGGCTGAAGAAGTCGATCTTTCAAAGGATATGGACGACTGGAAGACGTTGAATGAAAATGAACAAAAGTTTATAAAATACATTCTTGCATTCTTTGCTGGGTCTGATGGAATTGTCTTCGAAAATATCAATAATAATTTTGCAGATGAGGTCCAGATAAGCGAAGCACGATCATTCTATGGATATCAATGTCATAATGAAATGGTGCATGGCGAAACATATTCAAAAATGATAGATAAATACATCAAAGATCCAGATGAAAAGAAACATTTATTCGAAGCTATCCAAACTGTCCCGTGTATTGAGAAAAAGGCGCAGTGGGCTATGAAGTGGTTTGATAAAAAGTCTCGCTCTTTCGCCCAGAGATTATTTGCATTTGCTTGCGTAGAAGGTATATTTTTTAGTGGTTCTTTTTGTGCCATTTTCTGGCTCAAGAAGCGTGGACTTATGCCCGGGTTGTGTTTCAGTAATGAACTCATTTCTAGAGATGAAGGTCTCCATCAAGAATTTGCCGTAGAACTTTACAATCTTCTGAGAAACAAACCGGGAACAAACACTCTTCACAACATAGTGAAAGAGGCGGTGGAAATAGAAAAGGAATTTATTACGGATGCACTTCCTTGTAGTTTAATTGGTATGAATTCTGAAAAGATGTCTACATACATAGAATACGTTTCCGATCGCCTTTTGAAGCAAATAGGACAAGCACCTATTTATAATTCTAAAAATCCATTTGATTTTATGGAAAACATTAGCCTCGATGGAAAAACTAATTTTTTTGAAAAGCGTGTTGGTGATTATGGAAAATTGGATGATGATTCAGGCGATATTGGTTTCGATGAAGATTTTTAAAAAAATATAAACAAAATATATGAATGCACCCAAAGTTAAAAACACCAGTGGTGACATCAACGTAATTATAGTAGTTTCGGTGGTGTTAATTATTTTGGTGATTGGTCTTTACTTTTTTTTTCAAAAAGATGATGATATTGAGAAAATAAAAACTCTTTCTCCCAGTTATGTCTCACTTTCGCCGAGTGATAATACACCAGCGCCACAAGAAGACGCCACACAAGAAGAAATTTTACAGACTTTTTTCAAGACTATAGATAAAGATAACAACGACGTAATATCGTTTGATGAGATGTTTGCAGAAATGGGACCGGATTCCCCCGAAGATGCAAGTCGCCGAGTGATATTTAATTCTTTAGACGTAGACAATTCCGGTAGTTTATCTATGGCGGAATTTGTGTCTGGTAATATAACGATTCAATAGATCCATAAATAAACAACATTTATCACATGTAATTTATTTATGACTAAAAATAAATACTTAATATAATTTTAGAAAGGTGTGTCAGCTTCGGTATTTAAATCCATCGAACCAAGGTTCATACCACCCCCAACTGATTCAAACCTGGGCTCCATTTCACCCGGAACCGGGGACTTTACTCTATTTTGCGGCATAGCCTTCACTTTAGGACCAGTGCTTCTAGAAAATTCACTGAAAGGAACGTTGATAACTTTTAACGCAGGTGATCTTTTTACATTTTCTGGAAGTTTGACACGACCACCTTCTTTTCCGAGTTCGGAAGGAACGTCAACGGTGTATTTTTCTTTTTTCACATGAAGAATTCCCCACACGATAGCCATGAACACAGCAGTGTGAACGAGAATACCTACTTGTGTCGGGGAACCATTCGGGGTGGCAATGAAGGAACCCAAAATTCTCCTGACAATCCTGTAGGTGACCGGATTGGAGACAACATAAAATATAAGAGACACGATTAAAGCCGTTATGAATTTTTCTTTGGCTTTGGATCCGTCACAACCACAGCCACAGTCTTTAAAGAAACCCATTTTTACTGTTACCTAAGAAAAAAATTTACTTAAAGTTTCTAGTCCAAGTGAATATATAACCAAAATATAATGTCGCTTAGTATCCAACAATCTTCTGAATTCACCTCATCTGCCATCAAGTTTTCCAAGTTGAGAAAAAACAAGAATGGCGGTAAGGCTGTATACATTAACAATAGCGATGGTAAGAAGCTTTACCTCCAACTTCCTTACATGAGATCCCCTTACGGTCTTAGTACTTTTACTGACGAAAGTACAGGTAGAACGTCTTACTCCCTAGATCTCAGCTTTGATACCGACAATGCCGAAGCAAGTGAACTTTGTGAAAAATTGAAGGAACTCGACGAGCTCGTTGTCAACACTGTCGCAAAGAATTCAAAGGAATGGATGGGTAAGGAATTTAATGTCGCAGTTTTGAAGGAAGCTCTCTACAAGCCCCTTGTGAGACCGAGCAAAGAACCGTATCCTTCTACTGTTAAGCTTAAGATTTTGACTAAGCCGGACGGGTCGTTTGTACCGGAAGCTTACAATACTCAACGTGAAAGTATTCCACTCGAGTCTATTGAAAAGGGTCAGCGTGTTCTCACTATCATTGATTTGAATCAAATTTGGTTCATTGACAATAAGTTTGGTGTGACTGTTCGTTTGCAACAAGTTCTCGTTGAACAATCCGAAAAGTTGCCAGCCTTCGCCTTTCAGGGTATCGCAGCCACCAATGATGTGGTTGATGATGGTGAAGATGAAGACGAAGATGAAATCGAAATCGACGAAGAGGATTAAACACAAAAATTAAATTCATTACAAACACCCGTTTGATTAGGCAAACACCGGTCTAATGATGCGCAATTTAATAATTATATTTAGTTATATTAACATGCAAAGAACACCTAGTATTGACAATGATGACGATGTCAGAATAGGTAGTCCCCGACCTTATAATAGAAGAAATTATAACGGTGCTCGTGCGTTGGTTAGAAATTATAGCTATACCAACTCAAATACAAACGAAAACAATATCGGTCAAACGAGAACCCGTATCATAGATCGAAACAATCTCAGACGTATGCGAACAGCTCGCATGAGCTTTGGTAATGCTGGTGTCAGACGAAGACTTAATTTTGGAAACAATAACAAGAAACCCAAATCTCCACCAAAAGCCCCAAAGAAGATTAATGTTTCAAAGTACGAAAAGATGTTGAAGAATCTTGAAAACAAAGAAAAAAAGAATACCCCCAAAAACAATAAACCTAACACCGAAAACAAGAATGTCGCCAATTGGTTCAACAATGGTGGTCTCGCAGCCAAAAAATCCAATATACCAAAAGACAAGCGCGCATTCCTCCTCGTGGATGTGACCAAGGACGGAAAGATTCGTCATGTGTATGATAAGCGTTATTTGTGGGGTATTATTCGATCTTGGGAAAAGGGATTTAATGAAAATATGGGTAGTCGGCGAAAAGCCAAATCACCATTCACAAAGAACCCATTTGGGAAGGGAGATATTAGATCGTATCCACCCGACAAGAGAACAAAGGTGTTAATGAAGGAATCTATACTTCGCGCATCTCTCGAAAACAAAGTTCGAACAATGAAATACATACCTCCAGATGGCAAAAATAATAAAATGTGGAAAAAACCTGTACAGAAGTCAATTGATCTTATGCTATCACTTATACAAAGTGGTCGTGTAAAAACAATGGAACAACTCGAATTATTGATGCTTGTGCATCAAGTTGTGGGACCAGCCTCTTTCACAGGTAGAAATGCGAAAAGAGAATATTACAAAGCAGTACTTGATGGTAAATTTAAAGCTCATCACATAGAGATGTTAAAAAAGGCACCTAAAACATCAACATTATTTTTTGACGAAGCTATTTATAGCGCTTTTAGACCACTGTACGATTTGACACCAAAAGAAACAAAATTGTTCATAGCCTTGGATCCTTACTTGAAAAAAACTAAAGAAAATCTTTATACAAACAATTTTCCTGGTAAAGAGGGGCCGGTAATGATGAAATTACAACTGATAACCAGTGGTGATAATTACATGCGCTATAACATGAACAAGAAAAACCTTCAAGAAGAAATCGCATTCCACATTAATAAAACGCGCAACAAAAAGCTCTATAATTTATTGATGGCTTAAAATATATGCACGTCGTGTTCAAGCCCAGCCCATCAGCCACCCACAAGTACAGGGTGATGTTACCAAACAAGCGGGCGATTGACTTTGGACTCAAAGGTGCACCGGACTACACAGATCATGGCAATTCCCGCCTCATGCGAGCACATCTCATTCGGAGAGGTGCAGTGATGTCCAGAAAACTTCGTATTGAAACAGACCACCAAGAAATTCAACGGGGGATGCTCTTG